TTGCTAGGTGTGTTTTATCACCATATAACAAAATTCCTTGACCTGGAATATTTGAAATAGGGTTAACACCTGCTTTGTATAGTGTATCTCTATTTGCTTTATTGGCATTATAGGTAAGAGATGTGATTCCTAAATATTGACCACGTCTTGTGCCTGCTGGTGAGAACCAAGGTGCAGCATTTGTATGCGATGCAGCCATGATACCAGCTGTAGAAGACGCAGCAGGAATATGAATGTAGTTGTCGTTATATTTGTCATACACTTTCAGATAGTTTCCATCTACAACTAAGTAAGATGAACGTGTAAAGTTTGCGACACCTGATACGATATCTGCAACTTCTGAACCTGCATTTGAAACAACAGCCGCTCTGTTTGGTGATGTAACACAAATACAATCTTTACGAGTTGACTGAGCAATTCTAGTCAAGTCATTTACAACTGTTGTTTGGTCCACAGCACTAGACATTCCTGGTGCAATTAAGAAATCTACTGTTACAGTATTAACATCTTCAAACTTATCCCAGCCTGTTGCAATCTGGCCACCTGTTAAAGCTGCACCATTTGCGCCACTAGATAAACTAGTGTCACCGGTTGTTGGAGATGTTAATGCGCCAACTGCCCATACATATGCAGAGTTATTATTAATAACATCATTTGCATAGTTTGTAGAGCCGTCTGCATTTTTCGCTGATGTTGATGTTGATAAGAATGCGAAAGTTTCTAGAACAGTTCCAGCTGTTCCTGAAATATCACCGTCTTCATCAATAACAGCAACGTGGATTTCATCTGAATCTGGAGCTGCATCAAAATCAGATGCGTATGTCCAAGCAGTGAAATCAGCATCGTTTGCTGATTGTGCTACTACTGAAACTTTAATTGAGTTACCCAACGCGCCTGCATATTTTCCGACCCAAGTATGGCCGTCTGAATCTAGTGCAGATTGCTGGTTCTCAAAATCTGTTTCATTTTTAATAACGGGTGCTGAACTACCTGATGCTGAATCATAGGCGTTTGCAGCGGATGTACCTAACTGTCTTACTACGTAAAGATCATTTGAATACTTCAGGTAGTATGCAGCAGAGTGAAAATCAATAGTATTTGTCGCAGATGGTGCGCCAAAAGTACTTACGAGTCCGGTTTCATCTGATACAAGAGTTAATTCTTCTGCGGGGCCCCAGCTAAAATTACCAACATAGCCTGCGGCCGGTGTAGTAATTCCTGGAACAACACTAGTAAGATCTACTTCTCTTACGACTACTGCCGGAGACGCTGATGGATTTACTGCCATGTGTCTCTTCCTTTTCCATTAAAGCAATTATAAGTTTTTTACATAATACGAATATTCAATTATAACTATTTATAATTTTTAAAAATTAAGAAACAATTCATCTTCGTACTCTAATTGCCACGGATCATCTTTTTTCTTTTCTGGTATATCTTGTAATCCATTGTCATAAAAACCAAATGGAACAGTATCTCTTTCAATTTCTTCCATTCTTTGTTCAAACATCATTTGTTTTATATCAATATCAGTAAGCTCACCAAAATAAACTGTACCAATAAAGTAACCAAACAAGACAAGATTCATCATTAAGTCGTCATGATTTCCATCAGAAGCTTCGTAAGATTGACCTTTAGCAATAAAGGTTGAGATTTCTAATATAGTATCTTCATCTACAATATCTAGCTTATTTTCTTCAAGTAAATCTTTTATACCTGAACAACCAATTCTTTTCACTTTTCTTGTCATATTAATTCCAAGAGAATCTGATTTAATTGTAGATTCTACAAACATATTTTCATATTCTAAATCATGATATAAGCCATTACAAACAACTTGTCCAGCATCATTAGATTCTATGACGACCATAGCTTCATTGTAGGATTTCGCTATTTTATAAATAATGTTAGGGAAGAGTAATGGAGAGATAAGATTGTTGCGATATACAGCAACCTGTTTAAATGGCTTAGAGCTAATATCGATTACGTTAAATGTAGAATAGTCCTGTCCTCTTCCTTTCGCAACATCAACTAACATAATATAATTATGTTTTCTATCAGCTTCTTCATAAATTTTAACACCTTCTTTTGTTATCATTTTATAGTCTTTTCTACGTAAAGATAATAAGGTGTCGGCATTAATTAATGTGTCGCCTGTACCAAAGAAAGTATTTCCAAATTCTTGATCAAACTGAATTTGAGACGTGTTAGCAATTGTTTGCTCTTTCCACTTTTCATCTCTTCCAGGAACATCCCACCAATCAACTCTAAAAGATTTATATTCATTTGTTCCTTGTACTGCGCCTTCCCATATTTTATGAAAGACATTACCAATCCCATTAGCTGTTGAGGTGATTATAACTTTAGTATCTTTACCGGAAGAAACAACAGGATATGTTGATGTGTAGAATTCTCCAGCTCTTTCAACAAAAGCAAATTCGTCTAAATAAAGTAGGTTTACTGACATACCACGAATAGACGATCCAGATGTAGAAGCAGAAACTATCTTAGAGTTATTACTAAACTCTAAACTACTTTTATTAACGGACTTACACCCTGGCTGTAAAAAGAAAGGGAGATTCTCAAGCATTAGAGTGACTCTCCCAATCATCTCACGCGCTGTTGCACCTTTGTTAGCTAACACCGCAACAGTTTGTTCTGGATTGAAAATCGCATACCATAAAATATAAGCAACTGATGAAATAGATTTACCAGATTGGCGACATGCCAAAACAATATTAAACCTATGCTCATTAAATTGTTTAAACATTCTTTCTTGATATGGATAAAGTTCAAATGGAACTAAGCCTCTATCAAGAGAAATAACTTTACAGTACGTTCTAGCAAAATACACTGGATCTTGCATGCATTTAGCATACTCACCAACCTGTTCATTAGTCCAATCTTGACTAACGCCATCTTTCTTAATGTTTGGGTTGCCTAGATAACTTTCATTCTGGATCATCTTTAATTCTACTTGTTATATCAATTACGTTATCGACTTCTTCTTTAGCACCTTTTAACATTCTTTGTAATTCAGTTGTAGAACCTACAAATAAATTGTTAGTTGTAGATCCAGATGCAATTGCTTTTGGATCTGGCCTATCATATTCTTTTTTCTTTTTGTGAAGAGCAATTAAGTCGCCATTGATATCAGCTATAGATTTCAACATTGTAGACAATACTTCAAATGCTCTTGGATGTTCAGACATCCTAGCAACTTCCATCATATCGTCTAATGCATCTTGACCTTTTACTATAAGATCGTGATAATTTTGTCTTGCTAGTTCGAAATCATTATGTGCTTTTTCATCAGAATCATTCATAGTATGTCTCTATTTCATTATTAAAACCATAATCACTATCAGGACTTACTCCAACTGGTGTAGGAGTTGTAGTGATAGTTGAAACTTTACCATCAGAATCAGGACCTATAATATAAAAATCCGTGATGGCTGTGTTAATTATGGACGAATCATTAATTGGACCGTAAAAATTTGTCCTCATTTCAAAATCAAGTGAGTATATAATTGTTCTTCTTTGTTCTAAACTTGCTTCAAAATCATCTGTAAAAGTTACTCCTTGAATAGCAATAGAAATATCTTCTTTTACAGTTGGGTAATCATTGAACGGTTTAAAGGATAATGTATATTGTGGATTAAAATACGGTAAGACTTGCTCCACAACTTGTAAAGCATCATCTTGCGTTTTAGCATACACATTAACTTGAAAGCTAATTAAATATGGCGCTGGTGTAAAAAACTTTGTTGAAGATGTATTTGATCCGCTGTTTACTCTAAAATTATTTGTTTTAGGTAGTTTTCTTTCAGCATCATATTGTAAACTAGTGATTTCAAATGACATTCTTGGAAGCTTTAATGCAACCTTTGTATCATTATATAAATCAGGATTACTTTGAAGACGTGCAATATACTTATCTTTTGGTGCATATGCTAATGGAACTTTAATCTGGCTATTAGAGCTTCCATCATTAGCTTTTCTTACGACGTAAATATTATTAAATAGCGACCCAAATATAGAAACCGACTTTCTTATTCTTTGATGATAAAAATATTCAAACATTAGCTTGGATCTCCAAATGGATTTGATTCAGTGAAATCAAGAAAATCATTTTCAAAACCTTCAAAGATTTCGTTTTGTTCTCTTTCATCCAACTTATTATCTTCAGACCAACTATTTATTAAGACTCTAGAGTAAATGGATGTACCATTTCCATCAGAATCTCTAGCAATACTTCCAACAACTATTCCTCCAGTTGGAGGCTCATGATAATCTCCATCTGATGCACCAAGATGAATAATGCTTAAAACATTATCTGAATCTGACCATGCTGAAACTTCACCTGTTAATTCAACTCCAGTTGAAAGA